GTGATAAGGGTCATCTATGCTAGCAGGTTCGTTTACTTCTCTAATACATAAAAAGTAATAATCATAAGTATTATCTGAATCTATTTTTATAATATAAGGTGTAAGAAGCAACTCTTTAGTAGTGTCTGCATAAGATGTAATGTATAATTTAAAAAGAGTATATCCATCTGATACTCTGTTTACATATAAAGGATATGTAAACTTTCCTGAAGCCTTTATTTGTGAAGCATCATCAAAGTGTGTACTAATAAATAGTTTATCATCTACTGATTGTAATAAAACTTGATTTCTATACCAACCTGCTTCAAGGGCACCAAACCATGCAGTATCCCCTAAATAATTCTCATATTCACTACGAAAATCATGACTAACATCATTGCCATCATATTCATACTTATTAAAAACGTCTACAGTTACTGCCATATATCACCAAATAAAGGGGGCTTTAGCCCCCTATTATTATGCACTAATACTAACGTCAAAAACTGAAATTGTTTGTACTGCACCTGATTGAATTGCAGTATTAGACATATTCAATTCAGCACCAGAAGTAGCAATAGCTCCATCGATTCTTTCATCATTTTCAGAAAGAGATTCAGTATCTCCTTGAGAATGTAGCCTAAAATATCCTGCTGTACCTGTAGCTACTGATGTACCTGACCATACTTCATTTGGATCTTTGGAAATTGACCCTGAAGAAGCCTCTCCAAAAGAAATACCATCACCTGTACCATTCAAAGAAATAGTAACCAGTAATGTTCCTGTGGGAGCGTCATTAGCAGAAGATGGCTGTGTACCGGAGTATATCTTAATCTTACTGTTTTTGAATATCTCCTTTATAGAAGAAGCCTCATCATAAAGATACATTTCATCAGCATAAGATTCATCACTTGAAGTCGTACTTACGTTTTCTACTGTAAATCTAATAGTGGAATCTTGTGCCTCAAGATATTCTTTAAAAGATACAAAACTACCAGTTGTAGTAACTGTATCAGATTCAAAATATTTGTTAGGAGTAGTAGCATTTCCTATTTTAAGAATAACATTAGAAGCACCTGCTTTCACATTACCCTCAAAACGATACTCTCTTCCAACTTTAACATTAATATCTTGATACATCTTACCTGCTGAAGTAGTAGAGTTAGTAATTGAAGCACAATTACCACCATCAACACCACTTGTTACTGAAGCAAGTGTAGCATTAGTACCTGACCAACCTGAAGTACTTGTTTCAAAAGTAGAGTTAGTTAGTATATTAGTGTTGATTCCTAAAAGTTTATTTCTTAATCCTGTAGATCGTCTAAAAGCCATAATAGCCTCCTATTTTAAGTTTAAAATATACCTGTTGTCACTTGTTATGCAAGCATTAGCAGCTTCATACTCTTTAAAAGTAAAAAACTTGCTGCTAATATTTACCACTCTACCGTCACCTAAAATAAGTAACAGTCCTTCTTTGCTCGCTATCACTACGCCCAGTCCAAAATAGTTCTCGTCAATAACAGAAGCGTCTATTGATTTGGCACTTCCGTCTATAATACTACCCTTATACCCAACGGTAGCTTTCCAATCTTTATCTATAATATACACCTCTTGCTTAGTAGTAACAATAAGATGTCTATCCATAGATATAAGATTGTTTACTTTTAAAGGTAGCTGTATAAAATTAGTATCTAACCTGCATAACTCATAAGAAAAAGGCTCGGTATAGAATAAAGCATTATATACAGCTATTACTATATGTGATGAAAAAAATTCAACTAAATGTCCTGAAGGTGGCTTGTTCATATGATTAGTTGCAGGGGTTTCTTTATGGGTATAATTCTCTAAACATTCAAATGTAGCCACCGATAAATTATTAGTATAAGTATATCCATAAAAGGTAAATCTACCACTATCCTTTTTAGTAACATAGACATTAACCCTCTCTATTCTTGAATTGAATGTTACTGAAGCTTTAATACTTATCCCCTGATTATCACTTATTTCTATCTCATCATAACCACTTAATCCTGATTCATTCCCATTATAATCTACATAGGAAGTCTTTACCCTATAAATACCTCCATCCATATATCCTTGAACTGCATCAAGTGTTGGTGGAGGTGGTACTTCTATTCCCCATGATTTTACTACTCCCTCATCATATATTCCTGAATTAACCCCATCTGAAAAATAAACCTTATCATTTACCTTTACATAGTCTAAAGGCAAATTTCCAATAAAATTATCTTTAAGATTTATTATAGAATTATCAGAGTTAAGTAATAACAAGCTACTTTCTGCTCTAAAAAAGGTATGATTATTGTCTTGATAAAGAGAGTGTGGATTTGAAATATCTACTGCCTTAATGTATCTGTCTCTTGAAGATAAACTAAAATCATCCTGTACATTCATATTCTTTATAAGAGTTTGATATTTAGGGGTCATTCCCATTTTTGGCATTACATTATTCATACCCCTAAATTCTTTAAACTCTATAGTGTTCATACTCATTTTCTAAACGATACCATACAGTTTAAATTACTTTGTACAGGTTCTCTAAGCTTAATTACTACCTTTCCATCTTTTTCAATCTCAATAAAATAAGGGCTGAAAGTATTATCTTTATTAGGATTTACAACTTTAAAGTTTAATAAGGAAGCACCCTCTAACTCAGGAGTAGATGGCATAGTATATTCCGAAACACCTTTAATAAAAGTAATGTATCTTTCAACCACAGTACCTGTTTGAGGAATTTCTCCTTCTGACCATGCTTGTCTTGAAGCTAAATCAAAAGTAGGCTCTACACCTGCTTTAGTGAGAGCATTTACAGCTTGTTGTTCAAGTTCTTCCTGCATTTCTGATTTTATTTCAGCTTTCATTATCTCTCTTTCTTCTCTTGTCATAGCCATTTATATAAACCCCTTTTTCTTAGCTGCACCCCTTATTCTCATATCCGGTGGATATCTTTTCTTCCTCATTTCTGTTCTTGCAGAAATAGGATCTCCGAATTGTTTAGAGAATAAAGCATCAAATTCAGCAGCTTTCTTATTGTTATATGTATCTGTATCCTGTTTAGCATAACAAGTAGCCAATGCCCCATATATTAGATGGTAATGTGTGTAACCCGGTATCTCAGGCTCATCTATATATGTCCTATTTGTAATGGGCAATCTGGAAACTATTAGTTTCATGGTATAATCTTCTTTTGGAACAGGCACTACCTCAATAGTAGTGTTATTAGGTATCATAAAAAATTTAGGAAACCCATCCGGTAAATTTACAGCATCATTATAGTAATACTCAAATTCAGGTTGAGTTATTTGACTTACAGGTTTACCCTCCACCCTTGCAGAATCTATTGTTAAGATACCTATAGGTAGAGAGTAAGAACTTACCCCTGCGGAAAGGTCTATAGTTTTGGAGGTGTCTATGATAAGTTTTGCCCTTCTACAAGCTTCTACTTCTGCTTGTATAAGATTTCTGAAGAGATTATCATCACTCCAGATATAAGGCTTTACTATATCATTTAAAAAATCTTCCCGCATTATTTGGATAAGCTCTTCAAAAGTCATTTCTTCTTAACCTCTCTGTAAGATATTCTTGGCACATCTTTAAAAAAAGGCTCCCCATGCTCATCATATCTCAATTTAGTATAGACAGCTTCATTTACTACATTTAAAAGAGATCTTGGTACATCCACCTCAACCCCTCTTTGAACTTGATATTGCTTTCCATTAACACCTATAAAAAGATCATTAGATTCTACACCATCCTGTTCATCAAAAATAACAGTAACTATTTTCTCTTCAGGATTGGTAGTTGTCTTCTTTTTATTAGTAGTTGTTGTTTTTATTTCTTTTTCAGTTGTATCTTCTTCTTGATCTTTTGGTTTAAGAGCCATTTCTTCCTCCTTATTAAAGTATAGGGGAGTCAACATGGACTCCCCTCAATCTCTACTTTTAGCCAAATGCTATATAAGCTAATGTATCTGTATTAGTGTTTACTGCATCAGTTCCTAATGTAAAACCATTATTATCAATGGTTAAACCGTTGGATGATACAAGAGCATAGGTGGGGGTATCAGTAAGTTTAAGACCTTTACCATCACCTACATCTGAAATCGTTTCAAGACTTGCACCGGAAGTAAGGTTTATCACCTTAACGTATTTGGGTTCAAACCCAAGAGTTACGCTAAGAGATGCACCAGTTCCAGTAACAGTCCCGGTACTTGTTTGTGGTGTATACATATCAATTACCTCCTATTTAAAATTTAAAGGTCAGTTGCAGAAACTTCAGCTACAGCCATCCAAGCATCATTAAGGATAACAGCAGTCTGCATAGTTTTCCAACCGATATAACCTCTCTGTCCAAGAGGATCTGACTTGGAAGGCTCAGGGTTTACTACCATAGGAGTAACACCATAAGCACCCTTAAGGGCTACCCCAGCCCAAGCGTCTCTTGCAAGATAAATCATTGGGTAAACATCAGCATTTGAACCAGAAGTAGATACCATACTACCTGCTGTTCCACCTGCATCTGGATAAGCAGTAAAAACATTAGAAATAATATATCTTACATCGTTTACTGCACCAATCTCACCTTCAAAAGGTTCAAGGCTACCATAATCCTTCACATCTATAAATCCAGTCATAGACCTAATATCGTTTTCAAGGTCAGTATGAGCTACACCTACAAATGAAGGAAGTACAGCTTCCGTACCATAAGAAGGACTTGAACGTATAATGCTGGTAATTTTCTTAGCATTTTGTCTTTTCAAACCTCTTACAATCTTTTTCTGTAGAGCCAAAGTAGGAGCTGTATTTACATCAGTTCTTGAAGAACCATTAGCATAATATTTATTAGTGCATGCTTTAAGAATATTAAACCTTACAGTTTCAATAGTCTCTGCTGCTTGTTCACCAAGTATGTCTGAACCTTCCTGAATAACAGGGTCTTCATGCGTATCTCTAACAACATCAGTAATTTCAACTAAATCACCGTATTGATCAAGTGTGCATGTAACGTCTGTTTTGGTAAGTTTCTTACTGGAAGGTGTTACACCCTCTACCAACGGAGTGGTATTAAGGGGTAATGAATTATATCTACGAAAAGTCATAGATTTAGTATTATTTGCTGGAAGAGGTTTTGCTTGCATAAACTTTTCCAAAGTAAGCAAAGGCTGACCTCTCTCAAGCATTTGTTTAGCTACATAAGCTGCGGTTCTTGGGCTTATATCACCATAGGTTGTCATAGGCATGTGTATACCCTCCTAATTTTAAAATTTTAAAGCTTCGTTAAACGCTGATTCATATTCATTCTTTCCTGATGGAGCTTTATCAGAAACAGGAGTTGAAGTAGTTTTTGATTTAACATTAGTCATATCTTCCTGTCTCTTTTTCTTCTTTGAAGAGGTTTCTTGTTTCTTTTTGTTTTGGATACCCTTAGCTGTCTTATATTCTGTTACCATTTCAGCTACAGTTTCTAAATCACCAGAATTAATGGCCTCTCCAAACACTTTTTGCTTCGTTTTTGAAAGTTCGCCTACCCAGTTAGCTAAATCGTCAGACTGAAGATGTTCAATAGCATCAGGTATTCCCTTTTCTTCAAAGAACTGTTGAATCTGTTCCTGAGCTTCCTCTGGACTGGGTTCGCTATTTTCTTCTGAAGGTTGCTCAGCAGCAGGATTCTTCTTCAGTTCTTCAAGTTGCTTATTAAAATCTTCCTTCTGTTTTTTTGCTACTTTGGTAATAGCTTTCTTTACAGATGTTCCAATGGTAGGAAATTCTTCTACAAGCTCTTCCAAATCTTCAAAAACATCAGACAAATCTACATCATTATCTTCTTCTTTTTCAGTAGACTTTTCTTCTGTGTCCTGAGGTTTGTTTTTTAAAGCTTCTAACTCTTCCTCCATTTTCTGAAGTTTCTTTGTTTGGCTATTATACATGCCTTGCAAAGACTTATACCTCTGCTCCAACTTTTTGTACTCTTTGTCCGGCTCAGGTTCAGGTTCTTCTTCCTCTTCCTTCTTCTCAGGTTCGGACTCTTCTTCCTCGTCAGCAGTAGGTTGTTCTTCTTCCTTCTCCCCCTCCTTTGGGGTTTCTTCTTCTGATGTAGGAGTCTCTTCTTCCTTCTCTTCTTCTTCTTCAGAAGAATTGAAAACGTTTTCAAACTCCTCATCAGTGTTAGTGCTTTTGTCCTTATCTACTCGTGCCATGTTTCCTCCTTAACCTCTGTCAATACAGTAGGTCTTTATTATAGTTTAAGTAGAGCTTTTATAAAAGTCAAGTTTCCTTTTGTAAAAACTTTACCAATCTTCTTAACTCTAAAATCCTCCCCTGTAATACTTTTATTTCTTCAAAAGTAGAAGCTGTTTCAAGAGCAGTTTTACTTTCTTCTATAAACTCTTCACACAATAGATATACTGCTCTCTTATTCTCATTACTTAACATATCTTTATAGTTATTTTTATTATTGTTCTTCATTTACATCAACCCCACTTAGTTTTTCTTGATTTTCCATACTTTGATTCTTACCTTTTTCCACTTCACTTTTAGATTTACTAAGCATATGAGCAGCTTTAGATTTAGTATACTGAATATCTGCTTTTAAATTTTCTATTTTAAGTTTTTCTAACTCAGGATTTTGTCTTTCTTTTATCTCTTTCTGTACCTGTGCATCAGTTTTAAGTAACCTATCAGCATCCAAATCCATAAGTTTAGCTCTCTCTTTGAGATAGGTACTGGTTTTAAGATACATTCTTTCTTCTTCAGTTAATGTACCTGCAAATTGAGTAAGTAACAAATTCTGAGTTTCTTTATTCATAATAGAAGAAGAACCAAGAGATTTAATATCATAATCTCCTTTTATTTCTTCATTATCATTAAACTCCAGATTCCATTTATACATTGCTCTAATAAAAGACTCATTAGGTTCATCAAAATTCTTAACAATATCATTAAGTGTTACATTCATATTTGTTTGTCTGGTATCCATACCTGTGGCTGTTTCCATATTAGTTTTATCTGGTTCAGCAAATAAGAATGAAGGCAATGCCGATTCCTCATCACCAAAGTCTTTAAACATATTTATAATAGACTGGTACTCAGCTATATGTGAATTAAACTGTATATCTCTAATAGCAGGATACTGTGCCTCGACCCCCCTACCTTCTCTATACCATATCTTTCCTGAATGGATACTAGACACATCCTGATTTTCATCAAGTAAATCTAAGTTAACTTCTAATTGAGGCCCAGCAGTAATAGCACCATTATTAAGAATCATTCTTGAAGCAGCACCTATACTTATAGCAGTACCTCTTATAGTTCTTGGAAGACCTTCCCCAAAAATAGATGTTTCATCTTTATCATAATAAAAAGCATTAAATGGACGTGAAGTTACAGTAATATCATTTAAAGGAGACCTTACAAATTTTACCATTCTACCTGCAATAATAAACGCCACTGTTTCATACATTGTTCCTTCTTCTACTTCATCTACATCTATACCTGCCTGAATAAGGTACTTACCATCTACTAAACCCCACCTTTCTAACATCTCAAAACCTTTAACAGAAGGTGTAGACTTGTCTCCTTTTTCCTTTGATTTAGTATTCTCATCTATATTAAGAATTTCCTGCTCCCACTGTTTCAATTTATAATTACCTTGTGGGTTCTCTTTCATAATTTGTTCTATTATATCTTTCTTAAATCCCGGAGATTCTTTAAGACTTTCCATATCCCCGATATTGAGACAATGCTCTTGAAATATAAAGGATGTTTCGTTTATCTCTGAAGTAGACATGTCAGGATAAAATCTCCAAAGAGGAACATACCCTATATCAGGTACAAACCTTTCCTCATTTTTTGCATACACCTGTCCATCTTCATAAGTATACTTTTTATTGACATGTTTTTTAGATAAAGGGCCTTTCCAAATACCTGTACCAAACCTTATACCTGATTTAATAACTTTTTTGACAATATCCCTATAGAGCATTTCTGTTAATTGGTCTTGAATAGTTGCTTTCATACCTTCCTTTTTCTGCTCTGCCAAATCAGCTATTTCTAAATCAATCTCTTCCTGAGTAGGAACATATGCTTCTCCCTTCTTAGCTGCTTCCATTACCTTTGCCCTAAATGTTTCAGATATTGCATCCAAATCTTCTTTAGGTAATTCAGGATTAGCAGTAGTCATAATATCCCAATTCTCCCCATGAGCAGGAAGTAAGATACTATTCAACTTCGCTATTGCAGGTACTTCTTTAGACCGGGTATATCTTGGATATACTCTGGATTCACCTTCTTCAAAATTTGCTAAGATTTCAGGGTCATAAATACCTTTAACCTGTCTAAGATTTTCAATCCATTCTAACTCTTTAGAACGTCTATCTTGTTCAGCCTGACTAAACTCTCCTTCCATTGTTTTAGCAAGAGCATCTAATTTCTCTTGGTCTTTTAATACACTACTAATTTCTGACATATACCACCCTCGTAAACCCTTCATCCTCTGTGGGTTCTTCATATTGTTTTTCAAATTTATTAAATACTTCTAACCATGTTTTAACCCCTACTCCCTTACTTTCTACTAATCTTCTATATAAATGATGTTGTTCTCCTTTACCAAAATCTACAC